AGGGGGTTCTGCTGAAGCACCACCACCTGATGTTGCACCTGAAACTGAAGTTCTAAAACCACCAGCTCCTGCCGCAAATCCTCCATAAATACTTGGATTAGCTCCACCGCCACCAGCAACGACTAAATATTCTACGCTTAATAAATCTACTCCGGTACCCGAACCAAATCCTAAGACTTGATAACCAAATGATTTACCTTTTCTTCTTTGAATATTTTTTGTGTTCTTACCTGTAGTAAGTTTATTTTTTAATTCTCTCATATTTAAATTCCTTACAGGTCGTTAGCCGCGTCAGTAGTAAAGAATAATTTAATACCTAGAACTCTACATTCACCAGTAAAAGTATCACTACCATCTGCTGCGTCTCTGTATAATTGAAAGTAAGTTTGCTCACCTGCTGCAGGAGAACCTGCAACTGTCATTGCACTACTTTCAGATGTAATCTGTTGATCTTCAACTGTTCCGATACCAGCATCTGTAACTTCGATTGCTGTCCCAAATGCAACATCAATAGTATCACCATCTGCACATGCAACAGCTTGTAAACCAAAAATAGCATTTCCTGTATTTGTACTAGAAGGTGCCCAATAAACTTGGTAAGTTAAAGTACCTTCGTTCCATGATTTAGGCATTGCTATTGTAAATTGTGTGTATTGTTTTGTACTAGCATCAAAATCAAATACCTTCATATCTGGTCTTGTTGCTGTTGTTTCAACTTGTTCTGCATCAGCTCCATTAGTTGTCGCTGCATACATAGCTGCAGCTGGAATCCAAATAGTTTCTTTTCCTGCAATTTTAACTGCAGATACATTTCCACCACTGTCTTCAGCTTTAATTACCCCAGTTCCTTTTGTTTTAAGATCAATACCAATGTTTGAGTCTCCACCTGTTGCTGCGAAAGATGGGTTGTTTCCTGTTGCAGCGTTAGCTAATGTAACTTCATTAACAGCTGAACTTGTTGCTGTTAAAAGAGCTAATTCATTTCCGTTAGTATCTAAAATAGAAGTTCCTATTTTAGGTGAAGTTAAAGTTTTATTAGTTAAAGTATCTGTTGACGATGCAGTTATAAATCCTGTGTCGTCAATATCTGGATTAGTGCCATCATTTGCCGTAGCATAAACCATTTTTACTGCACCCGGAGCAAGAGTTACACTATCTCCTGATCCTGTAACATATTTAAATACTACGTTTTGTGATCCACTTGTTGAATTTTTTAATACATAAAAAGTTTGTACATCTAAAGGTATTGTAACATTTCTTGACCCAGTTAGTGATCCTGTAAATTCTATTACTCTGTGTGCAAGAGTTGCACCTGTTGAACCGTCCGAAACTGATAATGTTGTGTCACCTGAATCAGAAACTGCTTGCGTTGTAAAACCACCAGTAATTTGTTCTATAAGTTGTAAATTGGTATTAGTTTTTGTACCCCATGTACCAGCGTTTTCACCAGTGGCCTGAAGTTCTACTCCTAAAGGTGTATATGTAGATGCCATAAATTTTATCTCCTATGCAACGTTACTATAACTTGTATTTGACCCAGTTGCAACACCTGTATACGATGTATTTGAGCCCGTGTCAATATTTGCGTAAGCTTCTACTCCCAATAAACCAACAGTAGATGTAAGTTCATCTGTGACTAATCCTTGTACTACATCTGCAAGGCTAATAGAACCTACAGAAGAGGTAGAAGATTGACCAGATAATTCATATGCAAATTCCAATGTAGGAGAACCTACTGAAGACGTTGAAGATACACCAGTTAAAGTTATTATTTCAACAGAAGTTATAGTGATTTCTCCAATATCAAAAGTCGCTGATACACCAGTGATGGCACTTGGACCAAACTCTAGCCCTAAACTTCCTACACTAGATGTTGAAGATACTCCTGTAACATCAACAGCACCAAACACTAGCCCCAACGATCCTAAAGATGAAGTCGCTGATTGTCCAGAAACAGCTACTGTAGGACTAATTACAAAACTAACACTACCAATACTTGTTGTAGCTTCTTGACCAGATAGTTCATATGCAAATTCCAAAGTAGGAGATCCAACACTAGAAGTTAATTCTTGACCTACTAGAGGAATAACTTTATGAGGAGATTCACCCCAAGAATTATCACCCCAAGCATCTCTGCCCCAACCAACTAAAGTTCCAACATAAGACATTGTTGGAGTTGCAAAAGTTGATTGAACACCTGTTAAAGGTACTCCTATTTCACCCTCAATTTGTAAACTACCAACGCTTGAAGTTAGAGAGTGATTAGAACCAATCATCTCTAATAAATATTTAGATTCTAAAGTAGGAGATCCAACACTAGAAGTTAAACCAAAACCTCCAACAGAAATGGTTTCATTAGCTCCTTCACCCCAGTCAGCATCATTCCATCTTAATCTACCCCAACCTGATTCATTAAAGGCTTCTAAAGTAGAACCTACACTTGATGTAGCGGAAACACCTGTTAACGAAAATTCTATTTTATCTTGTTGTCCCCAAGAATTTTGATTCCAAGTTAATACACCCCATGAATCACCTGCTGGAGTGTTTGCTTGACCACCCATTCCTGAATGAAATGAACAATAATAATATAAAGTTGGTGCAGATGCTGCAACTGTAATTTGAGTATATGCTCCTGCTTGACCGGGAGTCCCGTTAGTTGTTACGCCAGTTGTATATTCACTACCGCCAGAATGTGTTCCATTACTTGTTGTAGAAAATCTTAAAGGGTGAGATGAATTTGAAGAATCTGATTGATCAAACTTGTATGTGCCACCTTCAGCTATATTTACTGTGGCTTGTTGTACACCATCAATAAAATATTTATTTCCTGAACCGGTACTAACTACCGTTACTGTGAAAGTTCTAGTAACGGACATCCGTCGTTACCCCTTACGCTATACGAATAATTGCGTTAGATGCGTCTGCTGTTGGAAATTGAATTGTAAATGTTCCAGAAGAAACTGTTTTGTCACCACCAAAAGCGATAACGGCAACAGCTTTATCAGATTGTGAAGAGTTATAAATTAACGCACCATTTGCTGTAAAAGATGCAGAAGTATAACTCACATCTGCAAAATCACAAACTGCAGTTGATCCAGACAAAGTTGGAGTGACGCTTGTTAAAGTTGCACCACCTGCAGAATATGCAGACCCTGATGTGTTTGAAATTTCATTTGATGTGCTATACGCTGTTGTGCTTGCACCTAAAGATGCAGAGCTTGTAAATAAAGCTATCTTAAAAGTGTTCCCACTTGACGCTGTAAAGTTATGTGTACCAACTAAAATTTCTTGTTTAAAGCTGTTACAAACTGCCGATGATATTGCCATAATTATTCTCCTACGGGTTTGCTGAGTTTATCTGTAGACGAACAGCGCCATCAGTGTAGTCATCTCTTCGTCTTCTACCGACTTGCTCTTGAGCAAACTTCTGTACCTCTTGTTTATACTTATTTTCATATAGTGTCAACATATCAATTGGACCTTTTAAAAATCCATATGCTTCTGATAAACAACAATATAATAACCCATTTGGAAAGTTAAGACTAATATAATTAGTATCATCATTTTCTAATAATGCAGGAGCTGCATTATAATGAACTCTAAATTTATAAGTAGTATCAGGAACAGGAGCAAACATCATCCTTCCAGATGTAGAGTCAGACTCTCCTGTGGCTCCTCCAAACATAGCATAGTATTTTGGTTGCCCTCTTTTTGTAGATGCTGTGGAAGAAACATACTCTTGTAAATATGTAATATCTTTTTTCTCTAACCACACATTAGGTCCAGTTATAGCTGATGTAGAATCATAAACTTGTATTCCTCTAATAAATACGGCTCCTGCCGGAGCGTTAATAGTTTCTTGACCTGCAACTAAATTACCTTCTTGTTGTTTTCTATCTGCATCAATAGGCACATCTCTAAATATTCTATATTGTGCGTTTAAAATAATATTTTCTAAAACAGAGTCTGATAAAACATTAGAATCTGTTTCTGTATAACTTCTAATTTGTGTTTTTAATCCTGATGCACTTAACCCAGCCATTATTTAGATTCCTTTTTATGTTTTCTATTTATTTTATCTGTTTTATGATTTTTAACTTCTTCATATAAAGTAAGATGTGGGTCTTGTTTCTCTGGTACAAAAAAATTTTTAATCCAATTCCAAATTCTATTTATCATGCTTCTATTGTTACGGGTCCAACTGAACAACCATAACCTCCTCCTTTTACTTCTCCTATTGTAGCAGTATTTGTGTCAACTGTAAAAAAGAAAAAATTATTAGTTACGTAATCACTCGATGCATCTCTAGCTCCACTTTTATATTTACCAGTTCTTATTGTGTATCCTGCAGCTTTTGCAATATTAGATCCAGATATGCCATCAAAGTCCGCTGGATTTGCATAAACAAAACTACCTGTACCTGCAGAAGTAGTTGGTGGTCCTCTAAATCTATAAGTCGTATTGTCTGTTAATCCATGACCAGGTGAAAATACATTTATAATACCAGATCCCGCTTCATATGTTTCAAAACCATCATTTGGTATTCTAACAGTAG